ATGAAGCCTGGAATGGGCAAGTGCGCCTGTTCAGCCGTCCTGAATCCCCCTATGTCCAGGGCGAGATGAGCTGGGCTGGGCAGATGAATCTGCGCCAGGACATCGCGGAAAAAATTCGTGACGACGTGGCACACCCGGACCAGCCGATCAGCGACCCGATGCCCTACCAGGTGGTGCTGCACGAGCTGATCCACGGCGTTCTCCCGCAGAATGAGACGTATCCCCAGCAGATGCGTGCCTACCAGAATGAGACCACCGCCCAGATCGAGGAAGGGTTCACCGAGCTGGGCGCCATCCACCACGCTCCGGAGTTTTTTGACAAGGTAGGCGTGGGCAGCCGGACGACGCCGTTCCTGAAGCCGGGCGGGACGGAAGACCCGGCGCATGTGGCGGCCCGGGACCAGCTGGTGGCCGCGATGCGGGATGAGGTGGGCAAGCTGATCGCGGACGGGCGGCCCCCGCACGCCCAGGCCGCCGCCCGCCTCAGCGACGCGGCCATGGGCGTGCAGACAGGCATCGGGAAGAACAGCGACACGCTGATCGCCATCCGCGAAGTGGCACAACTGGGCGACCCGGCTGCCGCCGCGGCGGGCAAGCGCCTGCAAGACCAGCTGATGCAGGTGATGCACACCCCCGAGCATGGGCACTCCACCCTGTCCGAGTACGCCCGGCAGCTCCAGGACCCCCAGCGCATCGCTAACGGTGACGCCTACGGCCACTACGGCTGGCAGACCAAAGCCGCCCAGGAGTGGGTGCAGCAGATCGCGGGGGATGAGGGAGTGTTCGGGTACCAGCCCGGGCAGCCTGGCTGGAAGCGGATGGTCCAGCTGGCTGATGAGATCAACCGGCAGGGCACCTCGGGCAAGGTGAAGACGATGGCCCGGCAGGTGGTGTTCACCGCGCTGCGGGGCGGCCCGAACGCCAGCCTGCTGGATGACCCGAAGGCGCTGGCCGACGTGATCGGCAGCGCGGAACAGCGGCTGCTGCGATCCTGGCGCGGGGACGAGGCCGCGGTGAGCGCGCACCAGGCGGGGGCTGACGCGGCCCGGATCAAGGCAACGAGTGTAGCGATGGCCAGGGCAGCCGAGCGGCTGGCAGCAGAGAGGGCAGCATGAGCACCAGATCTGGCGGGGACACCCTGCGAGGCCGGCAGGCGTACTCGATCCTCACCTGGACGTATGAGGACCCGCGCGGCCGGATGGCGGAGGCCAAGTCCCGGATCGCAGAGCTGGCTCGGGCCGCCACTGGCCGGGAGGAAGATGAGGTGATCGACGCCGGGACCATGCTGAGCAGGCTGGAGGGCACCCTGGCCGTCCCAGAGCCCCCGGAACCGCAGGTCAGCGAGCCTAAGCAGGAGTCGACGTTCGCCACCATCTCAGCCCAGGTGGTTGATCTGGTCGGCGGGCACCACGTCGCGGGCACGCCCTACCGGTACCGGCATGGCTTCATCCCTATCGGCCAGCAGGCGGCGACCGCCGCGGCCCAGCCTGCCGTCCAGTCCCGGATGCTCCAGGCCCAGGTCCGCCAGCTCCAGGCCCGGCAGCGCCGGATGACCCAGGTCCCGGAGACGATCGCCCGGATGAGGGCGGCCAACGCCCGCACCATCTCCGCCCAGGCGGCGGCGGCTAAGCCCGCAGCGGACACCGACGCGGCCAAGGCGGCGGTGGCCGCCGCGATGCCGAAGATCACCCCGCCCCCGGTGCCTCCCGAGGTGGCCAAGGCGGCGACGGCAGTGGTCTCCCCCTCCGCTGTGCCGAAGGTCCCGCAGACGTTCGAGCAGATTGCGGTGGCCCGGGCCCAGGTGGAGGCGGCCAAGGTGCGTGGCGAGCTGAGGGCCGAGCATGCCAAGGCTGTCCAGGACATGCTGGACCGGACGCACAAGATCCAGGCATCCCTGGAGCAGCACAAGACGGACGTCAAGACCGACGAGCAGAAGTCGGCCAACATGAAGCTGGCCACTGAGGCCGCCGTAGCGATAGCTGGCGCCGCGCTGGCCGCCGGCATGGCCCTGCTTGGTGTGCCCGTCCTGGTCGCTATCCTCGCCGCGCTCGGCCCGACTGCCACCCAGCTGATCATTGAGTGGAAGAAGCACCTGTGATGGAAGTCCCGGCCCTGGCCCGCCAGCAGGTCATCGACCTGCTCACCCAGCATCTGGAAGAGGGCGGAGCCGACCACGAGACAGCGGTGGCCGCCGCCACGGACATCACCGACCAGGCGGTAAAGGAAGCCGAAGCCTGATCTTCTGCGTGGCGCGGCGGGACTAATGTGACTCCAGCGTTCTAGGATGCACATTGATACCCGTGTGACGATCCTGAATGATGAGGCGCTAGATGGCGGCACCACGCCTGGGCTCTGGTGAACGGTTCCGGAAGCTGTCCGGCACTCTCGCCAAGCGCGGTGCCAGCAACCCTGATGCCCTGGCCGCCTGGATCGGGCGCCGGAAGTACGGCGCGAAGAAGATGGGCCATCTGTCCGCACACAGCCACGCCAACGGGAGCGCCATGAGCATCCTGGATTTCGCCGGAAGCCAGCGGCAGTGCCCGAACTGCGGCTACCGCTCGGACGATGCCGACTTCACCGTTACGTCCGGCGGGACGGCCAACACCAACGACCCGGCTAAGCCAGCCGCGCTGCAGACCCCGGCGCCGTCCACCGGCTACGCCCGCAACGGGGCGCCGCTCACAGTCCGCGGCGGGGGCAAGGCACCCGGCCTGTCCAGCCAGACGGGCGGAATCGAGCTGGCGGCCCGGTATCCGGTCAGCTCACCCACGGACATCATGGTCTCCCGCAGCGCCACCGGTACCGCTGTCATCCGGCACCGCCGGGGCGGCACGCTGATCGGGGAGATCTCCAACGGCGACAACGGCTGGCAGGCCAAGCTGGGCGGCACGCAGCCGCTCGGTGCCCATGGCCACCAGCGCGGCGCGCTGGCCGAGCTGCTGGGCAACTGGAATCGGGGCACCACCAGCCTGCAGCGGCCCGCTTCCCCGCCGCTGCAGCCCCCGCCGGTCCAGACCGACGCCATGGCCCGCCTGGGCATCCCCGCCATCCGGCTGGCTACCCCGGCCACGGGAGCCGGGAACGGCCCGCGGATGACCTACGCAGGCGCGAATGGGGACAACGCGGACAGCGGCAGCGGCGACGACGACAACGACGACGACGACAGCGGCAGCAACGGCCTCACCCCGAAGGGCCAGGCGATCTACAAGAAATTGCTGGCCAAGGGCATGAAGCCCAATGTCGCCCTGATGATGGCCAAGCGCTCTCAGAGCGGCCCGCCTGGGCAAAAGGGCGGCAGCTGATATGGGCAGTCGGTACGGCCCGGGGAGGAACGGCATGGAATGGAGAGACCTGGGACGTCGCAACGGATCGTCAGGTCTCCAGTCTACGGGTGATGCCTGATGCCTGCCGCCGTTCTCACTCCCTTCTTCCGGGATGCCGCTATTGAGCTGGGCAGCCAGCAGTGGCGGAAAAAGGTGCTCCCCATCGGGGATGTTGCCTATGAAGGCAGGATGCTTCACTTCACCCCCGAGTACCTGAAGGGGCTGGAGCAGGCATTCCAGACCCGTGCTTATGACCGGGTGCCATTCCAGCTTGCTGACGCCAAAAACACGCATACGAATGATCCTGAGCGGACTCGCGGTCACATCGTGGATATGCGCGCCGAGCAGGATGGGCTCTGGATCACGCTCGATCCCTCCCCCCAGGGCGAGGAAGTTCTGAAGCAGAATCCGTACCTGGGTGTTTCCGCTCGCATTGTGGAAGATTACGCCCGCTCGGATGGCAAATACTTCCCCGCCGCTGTTCAGCACGTCCTGGGCACTCTGGACCCCCGCATTCCTGGCCTGGGGCCCTGGCAGGCCATTGAGGCTGCAAATACACCCCCCGACGTCATTGACCTGACCGCGGCCACGTGGGCTGGCCAGGGAGAGGAACTGATCATGCCCGAACTGAACGCAGCGCAGCAGGCCAACCTGGCGAGGCTGCTGGACGTCGACCCGGCCAAGCTGGACCAGCTGGTGGCCAGCCTGGGCAGCAACGGGACCGCAGCGGTCGGGGACCTGAACGGGGGCGCCGAGCCCGAGGTCTCGGACGACGAGCTGGAGGCCCTGGTCGCCAGCATGACGGATGAGGAACTGGCCGCCCTGGAAACCGAGTACGAGCTGGAGACCGCGGGAGCGGCGGAGGTCACGGGCATGTCGTATGAGACCCAGGCTGCAATCGAGATGGCCAACGCCCGGGCGGACGAGACCGAGCGCCAGCTGGCGGTGATCCAGGGCCGGCACGACGCGCAGGCGTACGAGAACGAGAAGCGCAGCCTGGCCGACGCGGGGGTGCCGCCCTACATCACCGAGCTGGCCCGGCCGCTGCTCCAGGGCTCCGGGCACGTCGTGGACCTGGCCAACGGGCGGGTGGACGCCGGGCAGGTCATGCGCCGGGTGCTGAACGAGTACGCCAAGATGGCGTCGATGCTCGATCTGGGCGTGGAGCTGGGCTCCCCCATGGACGAGCCGGCCGACTCCGGCCAGGACACCGCCCGCCAGCAGACCATCGACCGGGCCCGCGCCCAGATGTTCGGGAACGGGCGGCCATGACCCGGTTCGTCCTGACCAAGCCGGTGACCCTCGCGGCCACCGACTATCAGCACCCCGAGCGCAGGCACAAGGCGGGGGACGTGGTGGAGCTGTCGGCGGCCGAGGTCACCGCGATCGGCGGCGGCAACCTGCGCACAGTGACCACCCTCACCGTGCACGACCAGCTCGGTGAAGCAGCCGGCGTGTCGAACGGAGACTGACCCAATGCACACCGAGAACGGAGAGTAAGCGGCCATGAGCGCTGTGCTACCGAAGTACAAGCTTGGCCCTGCCAACTATCAGGCGGCCGGCCTGATCTTTGGTGGCCAGCTGGTGGTCAACAACAACCAGACGGCTGGCACCACGGACCTGACTGTCCGGGTGGCTGATGGCCAGCTCAACGCGGGCGACCTGACCCAGGTTCTGGGCGTGGCAGCCGCGGACGCCAACGTCATCGCCACCCAGACCGGCGCCGCCAACGCCTACGGCGAGCCGCTGATCGACCTGTCCGTGCTCGGGGACTACGTGGCGGTCTATTACGGCCACGTCGACATCTGGACCTGGTACAGCGCGGCGGTCAACCCCGGCCAGCTGGTGCAGCTGTCCACCACGGCCGGCAAGGCCGGGACGCTGATGCCGTTCGGCGGCACCGCAGCCAACCTGGTCGGCCGCTGCACGCACCCCGGCGGCGTCGCTGCCGGCATGCTCACCCAGCAGATCGGCGGCCAGGGCTCGGCCACGTTCTTCCTGGGCCGGGCCCGGATCACCGTCTGAGAATTTAGGAGTAAACCATGCCGGTTGGTGCGCGCGGGTATAGCGATGCTCCGCGGATAACTGTCAACGAACTGCTCAAAGATCCGCTGGTCATCCCCGCGCTGATCCTGGACATCACCCAGAACGAGTTCGTCATGGACTCGGTGCTGAGGATGGGCGGGGCGGCACCTTCCGGGGCAGTCCGGTATTCAGAGTCGACGCCGCTGTACGCGGACGACTTCCCTGAGATCCGGCCTGAGTTCGGTGAGGTCCCCGTCGTGCCGACGTCAGTCGGCATCCCGCGGGTGGTCTTCACCCACGAGCGGGCCATGGCCATCATGGTTTCGGACGAGATGCGGCGCCGCCAGTCGATCGACCCGGTGACGCGGCAGCTGCTCCAGGTCAAGAACACGATGGTCTACTCGTGGAACACCGCGTTCTACTCCGCGGTGGTGGCCAACAGCTCGATCCAGACGCTGGCCGTGTCCAACCCGTGGGCCAACGCGGCGGCCACGATCCGCGCGGACCTGGCGCAGGCGTGCTTCCTGATCGAGAACGCCAACATCGTCAGCCCGTCCGGCGTCACCCAGTGGCTGGGCTTCGAGGCCGACACCCTGATCATCAACCACGGCACCAAGAACACGCTGCTGCAGTCCAGCACGTTCGCCGCGCCGTACATCGGTGACATCGCCAGCGAGAACCTGCTCTACACCGGCACCCTGCCCCAGAAGATTTTCAACCTGGACGTGCTGGTCTCCCGGCAGGTGCCCGCGGGCAACGCCATCGTCATGCAGCGGCAGCGGGCCGGCTTCTACGCCGACGAGCTGCCGTTCCTCGCGGGCCCGCTGTACCGCGACGAGCCGCGCAAGACCTGGCGCTCGGACACCCAGCGGTCCGCAGCCATCGGCCTGGACCAGCCGCTGGCCATCGCCCTGCTGAGCGGTGTCTGATGGCAGAGACTGCACTGGACGCCCGGCCGCTGTCCGGCGAAGAGAAGCGGGTGCTGCAGGAGCTGCTGCGGCGCAACGAGGTCACCGGCACGCCAGCAGTACGGATCGGTGACCCGTACGTGGCGCTGGTCAACCTGTCCCTGCCGAACCGGGCCGACCCCGAGCACGGGGCCTCACTCGTGCGGGCTGGCGAGACCGTCTACCTGACCCAGGAAGAGGCGGCCAAGTACCTCCGCCACGGGCCGGGCACCGGGCGCCAGATCCCCGTGATCAAGGCCAAGGCCGAGATGCCAGCCGGCGCCGGGGTGCCGCGCATCCCGCCCAGGGCAGACTCCGGACAGCTCCAG